CCTGGAAGAGGGTCGTCTACCACTCCCAGATGAAAGATGTTTGCCTCTTCTACCGAGAGATGACGGCTTGATAGATACTCTGTTGCTTGATCTATCTTGCTGGCGTATCTCTGTGTTGCCTGTAGTAAGAACTGACGTTGCGAACTTGACAGCCTCACGGTAATCACCGCCTTCTTTGTACATAATGAGTGAATAGGTATCGCCCTTGACACCACAACCATGGCATACAAAGGCGTTCTTATCAAAGTTAACTGCTGCGCTTGCATGTGTATCTATATGAAACGGACATTTCATCTTGCGCCAGCCGTTACCCATAGGAGGTACGGCTGCGCCTATGTAGTTGAGGTATTCCTCAATGCTTGGCTTCTCCAATTGCTCTCCTTAATAAATCTACATACACATGTCCAGGCATGGTGCAGTACCAGTCTTCAGGGCTTCCCTTCCCCTTCCGCTTGTGCCACACCACACCTGTCCACGCTTTATCGTTAGCCATCTCCGTTGCTAACTCTTCCAACCATCCAGCCAAGTTCATCTTAGCATGGTTCTTGATTTCAATTGTGACTCCTGGTATACCTGAGATGTCACCTTTATCAAGGGTTGCGCCAGCCAATCGCCTGTCAACATAAGGGAACCATTGCTTGAGATACTTCACCACATCTCGTTCGGCTCCCGAGCCTTTGGCTTTGGCTGGATTGCTCATTCTTTACGTGCTTCTATTTCATCTAATACATCCTCAAAGATAGGCTGCACTAACTTTGCTGCTTCATCTAATCTTTCTTGTAGTGTTTTACTCATTAATATACCCATTCCCAACCAGTAATTTTTTTATCATCTTCTTCTAATCTACAAAGTATATCTGCATTCATTTCTGTAATTAAATCTTCATGCAATACACCATCTGTTACTTCTAGAATCAATACGATCTTTCTCATCTTGCCATCTTTACTTGGCATTTAGAACAAAATACATCTTGATCTTCCCAATATCCTGGTCTACCACAATGCCAGAAAGATATTTCTTTATCTTCGTGAACTTCCCACATATCTATACCGTCATCTCCGTTTGTCTATAGTCACGGACTACATCTTCTAAGTACATAGACGCTGGGTCAAATGATAATGTGATGTAGGTATTGCCTGTGAAGTCAGCCTTACCATAGCGATTCTTTACTGGGGCTACGCATAGGTATGCGTCTTGTCCCTGCATCATCTGTCCTACTGTAAGTACCATTGCTGGTATCTGACTAACCATACCTTGTAATGCTGCGCGTGGTTGACAAGGGAATCCTTGCGCACCTTCTTTAGTATGGTGTAGTACTAGTACACATGCATTGGTATCTCTTGCGAGATACTTAAGTTCTTTCATAACCGCACGCATGCCAGCAAACTCTTCGTGTCCATCTATTGCTATATCCATAAGATTATCTACTACGATAAGCGTTGGACTTCTACCCCACATAGTTTCAAATGCGGATACTTCCTCATCTAAATCTTTGAGGGTAGGGCTAGGTTCAAACGACCAGTATAGGTTGCTGAACTCTCGTAGTTGTTCTTCTGCTTGTGCTGGGTCTGTCTTAAGCATGTACTCGGCATGTGCCTGAGTGATCTTTGCTTTCATTGCAAGTAAACGCATAGCCATAGTATGCGCATTAGTATCAGCAGAGAAGTATAATGTTGGTTGTTTTAATCTTGCTGCGATATGTAATGCGATACTAGACTTACCAGCACCAGGTGTGCCAGCAATTACTGTTACTTCAGCACGGCGTAGAATCATTCCTTCTCGTTGGAAAGCCTGAAAAGGTGGGGGTAATGGTTCTCCCCCCACCTCTGGCTTGCCTATACTACGGCGTAATGTTTTCACTTACAGTTATCCTCCAAGCATGCGTTGTCATTAGTGTGTTGACTGCAGTCTTCGCAAATTACTTCCCAATGACCGCAGTTATTACACCATGCTTTACTCATGCCTTTGTTTGATCTGCTTGGAAACTATTCCATTCAGGTTGATTAGCCTTGATGTATTGAGTGGTGCATTTAGTCATGTCACCTTGTTTAGCAGGACAGAAGTATCCTTTGTATGGACCGAACTTACCTGTTAGTCCATGGATACGTGTCATTGTACCGTGAGGACAGTTGCGCGAACCAGCACTGATTGATGGATTAAATGGTTGTGGTTCTACTGACGGTGATACTGGTGTAGCATTAAATTGTGTAGCAATTGCTGCTACTTGTGGGTTAGGTGGCACTGCTGCATTACTACCGCGCACTGCTGCTTCTACTTCACCGACTGCTTCTACAATCTGGAAGATTGCTGATGTAATCTGAGTGAACTCATCAGGTGTTTCAGCACGCAAAGTAATCTGCGTACCTGCTGTAGTTTTTAGATTGATACTGATTGGTGCTTCTGCACTAGGCATTTATTACTCCTTGATAGATGTTACTAGGGTTTTCTTGGTGTCACGAAAAGCACGAACTTTCATTGCTAGTTCGATACCTTTCCACCCTTGCTTGATGTCAACGAAGTGAAGTTCACATTTACCACTACCTGCTGGTAGGTGGACAATGATTCCTTTCTCTTGGTTCACATCTCCCCAAGTACCACGGGTTGCCGTGGCGGGGTCATACGGCAAGCCGTGTGCATACACTGCTAACTGCATGGCAATTTTATTTGGGTAGGAAATACTACCAGTCTTTAGATCAGAAATAAACAACTCGCCCTTGTATCTAACGATACGATCGGGCGTACCTGCAATCTTGTATTTATCTAAGACGCAGAACTGTTCGATGTTTACATTCTCAAAGTCTTTAGTTGCATCAGCATATGCTTGTATATCTGCAACATAATCTTGTGGTATCACGCCAAGGTCTTCGCCCCTGTCGTGCTTCTCTGTTAGTGTATGAATGGCTGTGCCTATAGTTGCTGCTGCTGTAGCACCTGCTGCTTCCATTGCATCTTCAACTAACTTGTCCATCTCTAACTTGTTATCTCTCATAGCACTTGCTGCTAACAATAGATCAGGACGTAACGTTAAACCTGCTGCTGCCATACGTAACTTCCATGCTACTAATGCTGTGCCATCATCTAATGAACCAGCAACTGTAGTTGTGCGTGTGTATGGAATTGCTTTGCCACCCTTCGGTGGCACTACCATTGGTCTGCCGTATCTATCACGGGTTATTTCTATTGCTGCCATGTTTCTCCTTAGTTGAATACTAGATAGGGGTAGGACAAGGAGAGAACAAACCTACCGCCTACCTAGTATATGAATCATAGCACAGGTCCAAACTATGCTATGACGTTATTGCCGCAATGCGGACAAAGTTTAGCCTTCTCTTTATATACTTCATGAACTACTGAATCTTGATACTCAATGCTGCAGTAAATCTTACAACCATTACGTGCTTTGTTGGTACGAAGTATAGCACCAGATTTGTGTAGCACTGACAACACGCCACTTGCTGTGCCGTGATGCATACCTGTATGTTCGCTTAGTTCTTTCCATGTTAGCCCGTTAAGACGGGCATCTTTTAATAGTGCTAACGCTTTTTGCTGGTTGTTTAATTCCTTGCCTGTCCGCAAGTTATATAAGGCACGGTCTTTACTAGTGTCTGTGCCTGACCATCCTGCTGTTCCATTGTATGGAACGTATGCTGTGCTCATTCTTCTACTACTTTTTTAAAACCTACATAATATCCTGCACGAATGTCACCATCTACATGACCTTCAGCATTCTTTGCCCAATGTGATACATCAAAATGTTGTTCAATACCATTACGTGTTACTGTAAATTTCATGTTATCAGTTTCAATTGTGTCACCATGTTTATTAATATACTTAGCCATTACTCATCCTCACATTCATGCAGTTCAAAGTTTGCTTCATGATCTGTTAGTTGTTCATCACAATCTAAACAGAATGCTACATACTGTATATTGGTCATAGATACTCCACTTGTATTTGTTCTTTTAATATATTATTAACTGCTAATGTATTAAGGTCTTCAGCAAAGCGATCAACTAGATAAGCGATCTCTTCATCAACTGTGTTAAGACCTAACTCAAAGTCTTTTGTATCTACCTCTTGATAGATTGAAATTCTAACTAACATTAACTAAACCTTTCTTCTGCCATTAAGCCTTCGATAAAGTCTTTAGTTTTCCATAGGCTATTCCATAGCCAAGGGTTGTCATCTGATGACATAGGTTTTAGCACATCAGATAATGCTAGAACCATGTCCTCTGCATCTACTTGCTCATATCCTACTAAAGGCATTACTCATCTTCCTCAATGTCAAAGGTTTCGATCTGATCAATAGACATCTCTGCCCCGTAGTTACTTACCTCTGATTCATCTGCGATTATAGATTGTGCTTCGTCTTCATCAGATGCTTCGATGTTGAATGTTCCTGTAATGGTATAAGTTCCTTGGTATTTGGTTGTGAGTTTGTCACATCCGAGTTCTTCAAGTAACTCATTGACACTCGCCTTACTGATACTGACATCACCACTATCCCATTCTTGATTTGCAAAGAACTCTCGTAACTGACGCTTGACGTTGTATAGTTTGTCAACAACTTTATCTGCTTTCTCTTGTTGATCTCGCGCCTTACTAATGAAACGGATTATCTCTGATTCAGTATAGTTTATAGTACCATCTACTGTTGTGATTGATATTGTATTCATTGCTCTCTTCTCTCTGTTGTTTAGGTGAGAAAGCCTACGCAGCAATCGGCTATCTCGGGTGCAACTAAGGCTGCCTGCAAGTTGGCGGTACTGACTACAGTACTCTTACTCGGGTATCATTGCGAGCCAATATTATACGGTTAGTAATGACAACGCCTTTGTTTTTACCTTGTCATTACGTCCTGATAAGGTGGCGGCTGCCAAGCGGTCAGCGCCACCGACTCCATAGTGGTCAGCATATTCAATGACTGCTTGCCATGCACCGAATGCTGTGTCACGAATGTTCTCTTGTGTAGGTGATTCACTATAGATTGTCCACGCTTTCTCACGTGCATTCAATGCGATAGTACGTTGCTTAGCCTGTCCCTTACTAAGCATATGAACAGGTGCTAATTCAATCTCTGAAGGCAACGCCCATACACGCTTGAAGAAATCAACTGCTTTATCACGTGACATCTTAACACTTAGCAATCTGTTTGCTGTGTTCTGATAATCGTCAATGGCTGAGTAAGTTAGTTGTGTAATGTTGCGGATGTCACTGATAGATAACTGTTGGTTAGTCGTGTGTGTCATGCGATAGGTATAGTTGTTGTACTTCTTACCATTGATTAAGCCATTGATCTGATTAGCACAGAACAATCGCTCAATGATTGGCTTGATAACAACTGATGATGAACCATCATGTCCTGTCTTAACCAATAGCATGGCTACATGTGGGTCGTCTGCTACTTGTACACCATGAGGTAGTTCAAGTACCATCCATACTTGTGAACCATTTTTGATCTCACCTGCTGCTGCATACCGTGCATCACCTGAATCAATCAGTGTATCTAGCGCATTGAATACTTCAATGTTCTGAACTAACTTGTACTTGTTACCAACTACACCAATGACTGACTCAGGTACATCACAACCAGGCATAGTCTTAAGCACTGCTTTCTTGTTATCTACTGGTATACGGTGTGTGAATGTATCATCAGTACCAATTGGCTGTGTGTATACAGCCTGTAAATCTGTAAGAGATACTGTCCAATCAAGCCCTGCTTGCTTGGCTGCTTCTGCTGCTGAGGTAGCAGTTACTGCCGTGCCTGCTTTAACCCATGCTGCTTTGTTTAATCGTTCGATTGCTTTGTTATTATACTCAGTTGTTACTGTTGTCATTGCTCTCTTCTTCCTTGGTTGCTAGTCTTATCTCTGCATAATGACTACCTTCATTGGCTTTCTCAAGCCATCCTTCTTTAGTAATCATTGCCTTAAGTGCTTTAACTAACCATGCTTCTAGTGCTTGAGGTTCCATCTTTGTTAACTCTAGTGCTGCTGGATGATTCTCATTGAAGTCTGTTACGAATGTAACTGTGTGTGGAACACTAATCATTTGTTTCTTCTCCCTTTTCTTTTCCTTCTTCTAAGTGCACATACTCTATGTGAACTTTTAGTTCAGAGATTTTGCATGCGTCATAGACTATTTCTTTTGCTATGTCATCGTTGTCTGCTTCAACTATGATACCGCATACTACTATATATTTATTCTTCATTAGTACCAACCATGTTTTCTGTGATGTGACCAAGCGACTGATGGTTTCTCATATCTATGTACGATATACGCCAGCCCCCTCTCAACTTGTTGAGGGGCTGGTGTTCCAGGCTCTGTCTTAAGAACTTGTGCTACACCATAAGCAGTGGAGTGAGGGTTGTCTGCTTCTGGATTCCAACCTGATTCCTTACCCCATAGTTTCATCAAGGCTTTATGCTCGCCACGATTCCATTCAGGGAACTGCCACTTCATGTATGATATAGCATAACCTTTAATCAATTGCTTAGTCCATATCTTTGGAACAAAGTCAATGAACTTAGGCTCATAGTGCACATGCTGTGCGTATGATTTAAAGTGTATACCTAAGAATCCAAAGAGTCCTAAGTATATGCTGGTGAATATTGATATAGTGCGTAAGCGTTTCATTGTTACTCCTTACCATGAGGCTTGGTACTCAAACATCTGATCTTCAGAAGTTTCATCTATGATGGCAGTTAGTTTATCAGCCGTATCTTTAATGCCTTCCCAATACCAGTCATCTATCTGGTCTGAACCAAAGAAGAATCCTGCTACTGGTGGTAGCAATTCCATTGCTATCTCTGCGTTGTTTGCTTCTAATACTTTGAGGCAAGTATCACGTAATACAATAAGACCAATGCGATCTATCTCTATTGAATTGCAATCGTCTACGCCATTAGCATAGTTGGTAATGAACCAGTTATGAATAGCATTTTCTTTACGCCAGTATGCTACTTCATCTACATCTTTACGGTACAACCACATATCTAGTCCCATTAGTTTGTCTCCCTTACTGTTGTCCATGGGTCAGCCTCTACCATGATTTTGAAATAGATGTCATGCGCATAGCGTTGGCTGTCTTGCCATGCTGTTTCGCCATAGAAGTATTTCATCTTGAAGTTGTACTGCTTTAGCGGTACTACCTTCATAAAGAAGTGGTCTATGTCTGCGTGGTATGCTTTAGCATACTGGTTGCTGATGTCAGGGTTCAACTCCCAATTGTTTACATCAGATACCTTGGGCTTAGTTAGTTTAGAATGGTACACTTACATGCTCCTGTTCACACTGCTTACGCACTGACTTTAGTCGGCTACGTAAGAATCTATTTTCTTTTAGTAATGAATAGTTACTCCAGAATAACATGACTAACATGAACAAACTTAACGCAGCACATATTGTCATACCAACTAACTCTTGATAAGATATATACATTGTTTCTCCTTGGTATAATAGTATAGAACGATGGACTCGCTGTTATCCGATATGTTTTACTCAATAGAATAAACAGGTGGCTGTCACGCTAGAACAGCCACCTGTTTTATACTATTAGTTTACTGCTACCTCAAATACTTCTAACTGTAATTGAGGGGCACGACGTGCTGATTCTGAGATATCTTGACGGCGATCAAATCGTGTTGCCAATCTACCTTTAAGAGTAACCAACTCGGACTGTTCTTGTCCTGCTCGGATACTACCTAGTATCTCACTTACAGTAGTACCATCTAATGCTACTACATTAATACCACATACATATACTTGACGGTCAGCCTCTCCATTACTAAAGGCAGATACTTCACGCTGGTCAAACCAAGCGGTTACCATAGTACCTTTAGAACCTGTATGAGTACGGACATTCTTCAACTTACCAGTAAGTGTTACTGTGTTTTCCATTTGTTTCTCCTTGTATAGTTTTGTATAGTTGTTATTAGTTTTTGACAGATTGCCCTGCCGTAGGCAACAGGGCAATCTGTTTTGTTACTTATCTTACGTTGCTTTCCAATGGCTTGTCACAATCTTGACAATCATTGAATGCCTTGGGCGTAAGCAAGTTACACCAAGGACACTTAGTTTCACGTTGGGACTGAGCATAATCATCTAACTCCCAAACATTATCAAGTACACCACCATCTTGTAACATAACTACAGGTAACTTGAACTCATCATCACGGTTAGTCCAGTCATGATTACTTGGTTCTGTCACAATCATCCATTGCTTGCGATACTGAAGGTTACCTTCATCTACTAGATCATGTGCTATTTCAGCAGACCTAGCATCGGCTAAGTCCTGGCATTCATCGCACTTGCTATCTAATTGCATACAGTGATAGCATTGGTTGGTTATACTTATACCGTTAGATATGTACTCGCTCATTTTATTCTCCTTTGTTTATTCGACAACTTGGATAACACTCTGTTACCCAACCACATTCTGGACAGTCATATACTTTGCTCATGGGTTTCCCCACTTACAACTAGGTTCTTTTCCATAATATCCATCACAGCATTCCCATCCTGAACCACGAATACCAAGTGGATGAAAGTTTTTACCCAATCTGATACGTCTAATTAATAATTGAACACGATTCATTTTATTCTCCTTTATTTATAGTATTTTAATGGACTCGCAACTCTCCGTTGGGGTTACATCTATTCCCAACCTCAGCGTAGACAGAAAAAAACCCCCTATTTCTAGGGGGTTTTAATCTATCTATTAAATAGATACAGACTCTAGCATGAAGACTGTATCCCATTTCTCTCCTACCTTACTGGTCTTAAACCAGCCAGCCACACTAACTCGTGGGCGAGTAGTCGCTTTAGCGACTATGCGTTCGCGGGTTTCAGTGCTTTCGTCTGCTTCGAAGTGAAGGTCGCTACCCGCGATCTCTGCGCTAGGTGACTGCTTGGCGAAGTACTGGCGTTCGATCACAGACAACGCATCTACTGCGTTGAATGAGCGGAAACGGAGTGAGGCTTCGTACTTGCCGCTCTCATCGCGTAGGATTAGGATACCGTTTGCGTAGGTGTTCCCGCTCTTGGCGGTGCGAGTCTCGACATGTGCCAGTTCGGCTTTGTCGAAGGAGATTTCATGTTGTGACATGATTGCCTGCTTTCTCTTTGTAGTTGTGTGCTCGGCTGAGCAGAGCAGCATCAGACAGGGTTCTGCTGGTTTGGCACCCGCTCGCGGGTCTAATCCGACACGCGTCTTTTGCGTGGCGGATTTGCCAAGCCAAGCAGGTTCCTGTCAGATTGCGCGGCGCATCTGCCGTGCCACGACACATAGAGGAAGCGTCTAGGCAGTCATGACGCGACATGCCTTCTGACATGCCGAGCAGCACAGGGCGAGTGAGCCGCCATGATAGGGGATACCAAAGTAAACGGTGGTCTTTCCCCTACACGATGGCAAGGACGGGGGCTCACACCCGCTCATGAAACAGCATGATGCGGTGGCAGATCGGGCGACATTCGCCATGCGTCACGGCGCATGAGGCGCGGGCAGACCGAGCCGAAGCAGACGAACTGAAACCTGTGAGCGCATGAGGCTTTAGCCTCAGCCCGCGAGTGGTGGCTGAGCAGGTGTAGACCAGAGCAGTAGGTACGGGTCTGGGATACAGTCACTCAGGCTATAGTAATCTATTTAATGTTACAGATAGATTATACTAGCCCCCTAGAGATAGACAGGTAGACAGTCTACAGTCAAACAGAACTCGCAATACTGTTCAGTCTATCTGTAACAGTCTATAGTCTATGTTTGACCCCATATTTATTAATCTGTTGTCTTTATATGTATTGTATCTCTACCTAAAATATTCTGTCAGTATAGTTACAGGGGGGTAGACAGACTATCTGACCTGCGGTTTTATAGTATGTAAAAAATAGTTTAGCAAAAACTGTTCGTTTAGACTGTTTGAACAGGTTAAGTATATATAGAGAGCAAAATAGTTCGTAAGTCTTTTTAGAGCCTTACTCACTAACTGTACAAACATCTGTACAAATAGACTGTTGTAGGCGGGAATGTTCTGCCTATCGCTGCTCCTTTGAGTGGAGTGTTGGTGGGGATGAAGCCCGCGACCAACTTAAGATTAGGGACACTTATGGCAACCGCCGCGCACAAAGGATTTCAAAAGGGTAAGGAGCACCACCTCGTAAAGGGGTTGGCTGCCGCCAAGTCCGAAGTCCTTGACAAGGTTCGCGCTGGGTGGACTATCCCTGCTGCCATGGCATCTGTGGATAAGAAGGCAGATACCGTCCGTCAGTGGATGAACCGCGACCCTGAGTTCGCCCGCCTCCTTGAGGAAGCCAAAGAAGAGGGTCAAAAAAATTCTTTTACTGAGATGGGTGTCAAGAAAGAATCTATCCCATTTGCTGATTTTTCTAAAGCCTTTCTAGACCAGACAGTCTTTCCCCATCATCAGGATTGGGTAGACCTACTAGAGGGTGTCGAACCTTCTTGGCTCCACCCGTCTATGATCTATGAGCCAGGTGAGAACAACCGCCTATTGGTAAACGTTCCCCCTGAGCATGCTAAGTCCACCGTCATCACGGTGAACTACTCAACTTACCGCATCGCCCTCAATCCTAACATCCGCATCATTGTGGTTTCTAAGACTTTGAATAAGGCGAGAGAGTTCGTCTACGCAATCAAGCAACGATTGTCCCATCCCCGCTGGCTTAAACTGCAGACCGCATATGGTCCTGAGGGCGGCTGGAAACAGGACGCAGATACTTGGCGTACAGATACAGTCTACCTTGGTGGCGATGCGCGTAATTCTTCCGAAAAAGACCCTACCCTCCAAGCCCTTGGTATGGGTGGTCAGATTTACGGTGCACGTGCCGATCTGATTATTCTTGACGACTGCATCACAACTGCTAATGCCCATGAGTGGGAGAAGCAGATGGACTGGTTACAGAAAGAAGTAATCACCCGTCTGGGTAAAAACGGTAAACTGCTGGTAGTAGGGACACGAATTGCTGCTAACGACCTTTATAAAGAACTTCGTAATCCTAAGCATTGGTCTGGGGGTCGGACTCCCTTTACTTACATGGGGATGCCTGCTGTCCTGGAGTATGGTGAGAAGCCTGAAGATTGGGTTACGCTCTGGAAAGAGTCAGACGTACCGTGGGATGGTGACGATGACACACCTCAAGAAAACGGCTTCTACCCCAAGTGGGATGGCAGAGCCTTATTTAAGAGAAGGAGCGAGGTTACTCCAAGCACGTGGGCACTCGTCTATCAACAAGAAGACATCCAAGAAGATTCAATCTTCCCACCCGTGCTGGTGCAAGGGGCAACTAACGGGATGCGCAAGCGAGGTCCACTAAGACCTGGTGCTGCTGGACATCCACCTCAAGTAGAGGGTCACACTGTAATTGGCTTTGACCCTGCTATGGCTGGTAACGCTGCTTTTGTTGTAGCAACCTATAACAGAGCAGATGGCAAGATTTATATTCTTGACTGCGTAAACATGGGCGAACCAACACCACAAAAGATTCGAGCAACAATTGAAGAACTCACAATCCGATATAGACCACAAGAGTTCCGAGTTGAAATCAACGCCCACCAGAAAGCCTACTCACTCGATGAGGACTTACGAAACTGGCTTGCTGGATACGGCGTACGCCTTGATGCTCACTTTACAGGCAAAAACAAGTGGGACACATCCTTCGGTGTTGCGTCAATGTCTAACTTGTTTGGCACAGTCCGTGAAGAGAAGTTCCAGAAAAACAACATTATAGAACTACCTTCATCAGAAGGTAGCGAAGGAATCAAAGCCTTAACTCAGCAACTACTAACGTGGAAACCTGACACTAAGGGTAAGACCGACTGCGTTATGGCTATGTGGTTTGCGATTATTCGTATCCGAGAACTGATGCAGTCTGCTAGTAGAACATCGCAGTATGCATCAAACCGCTGGGCAACACGTGCCCAGATGGACCAACGCATTGCAGTAAACCTTGATGAAATGTTTGCTGAGCAATGGCAAGAAAACTACGGATAGGAAAACAAAATGGCGTCAAAAGCAGAAAAAGTATTAAAGACAGAAAAAATGAAAAGCACGGGTCTTAATCCAGAACGCGCTGCAATTAAGTATGTTAACGCAGGTCTTAAAGACCTTGGTCTAAAGCCAGTAGAAAAAATGGAACTTCAAAAGAAGTTAGTTCCTATTGTTGCAAGTCGTATTAGTAATGACCGTGGTCGCACAGCATCACGTGCTCAAAATGTTGTTAACCGTGAAGCAAAAGCCCGCGTAACAAAAGCAAAAAATAATATTTAATTACGGATAAGGAAAACAAATGAAAACACCACCAAAGCCAATTAAAATTACTGGAACTGCAACTGGCAACAAAGCGGTTAACTTTAAGAATACTCAAAAAATAAATAAGACTGCTACTAAAGTAACTGCACCTGTTAAGAAAACAGTACCAGCGCCAACTGCAGCAAAGTCAAATGCAATGATTAAAAATGGCATGAAGATGAACAAGCGCACAGGTAATAAGTAATTAACTTTAACTAAAGGATTTCAATGTTATCAATTGAGCAAGTAACGGCACGGGTTGATTCCCTGCGTTACCGTAATCATGAACGCGACCAGCGTAACCTTGATGTACTTGCCGTACGCAAAGGCAAAATTGCTCAAGTTTATCCTAACTTTTTTCCAGAAGGTGTAGACGCTAATGTCGTGGCAAATTTTGTTGACATTGTTGCGCGTGACTTATCCGAAGTTATGGCACCATTACCAGCCGTCAACTGCTCGGCAGCGAACCAAGTTAGTGATCGCGCTCGCAGTTTCGCGGACAAGCGTACTCGTATTGCTTCTAACTATTTTCAGCACTCTGACCTTGCGGTACAGATGTACTCGGGAGCAGACTGGTACTTAACATATGGATTCGTCCCTTTCATTATTGAATTAGACGATGAAGCAAAACTGCCACGTATTCGCATAGAAAATCCAATTGGGGCTTACCCAGAGTTTGATCGCTATGGACGTTGTGTGGCATTTGCTAAGCGGTACTCTTTGACACTTGGTGAACTGGTATCCCAGTTCCCTGAGCATGATAGAGGACTTCTTGGACCAGATGGATACAAGCAAGACCTTAATGCTCAGGTTGAAATGATTCGTTACTACGACAAAGATCAATCTGTAATTTATGTGCCACGTAGAAACAATTTAATTCTTTCTCAGGCTGCTAATCCACTTGGTAAGATGATGGTTGTAGTAGCACGTAAGCCATCTATTGATGGTGAAATGCGTGGACAATTTGATGACGTACTAGGTATTCAGTTACTCCGCAACCGATTTGCATTACTTGCTATGGAAGCGGCAGAAAAATCTGTTCAAGCACCTATTGTACTTCCACAAGATGTACAAGAACTACAACTAGGTGGCGATTCTGTTATTCGTACCGCTAACCCAGCAGGTGTACGCCGAGTAGAACTTACTCTTCCACAAGGTGCGTTTACTGAGCAGAACGTTCTTAACCAAGAATTACGTGTTGGTACACGTTATCCTGAATCTCGTACTGGAAACATTGACGCATCAATTGTTACTGGTCAAGGAGTACAGGCTCTTATGGGAGCCTTTGATACACAGGTTAAATCTGCTCAAGCAATCTTTGCTGCAGCACTTCGGGATATTATTAGCCTTTGCTTTAACGTAGATGAAACTATTTATCCAGAAGAAAAAACAATTCGTGGAGTAGATTCAGGTTCACCTTATGAAGTTACATATAAGCCAAGTAAAGATATTAAGCAGGACTATTCTGCAGATGTTCGTTACGGTATGCTCGCTGGTCTTAACCCAGCGCAAGGTCTTATCTTCATGCTCCAAGCACTTGGAGGAAAACTCATCAGCCGAGATATGGCTATGCGAGAACTACCGTTTACTGTAAACGTTACACAAGAATTAGAGAAGATTGAAATTGAAGAAATGCGCTCTGCGCTACTTGGTTCACTTACGGCATATACACAAGCAATTCCACAAATGGCTACTCAAGGTCAGGACGCTTCAGATGTAGTTCGTAAGATTGCTGCGGTGATAAAGGCTCGTCAAAAGGGACAAGCATTAGAGGACGCAATAGAAGCAACTTTTGCTCCGCAGCAACAGGTTCCTCCTGCTGGTGAACCGACTAATGCGGTAGAGCAACTGTCCCCTGCTCCCGCTGGTATGCCAGCAGGAGGCTCTCCAACACCAGAGCAGATGCAAGTAAGACCAGATTTACAGACAATGCTCGCTAGTTTAACTAGCGGTGGACAGGCTCGGTCATCTGTAAGTACTCAAAGACAACAAGCAATTTAAGGAGTAGATCATGGCAACACCTCGCAAGAGAAAAGTTAAAACTGTTGCTGATGAATCCTATTCAAAGTTAGATCAGTATTGCATTTGGTTGTATGAATTTCATTCATCTCTTGTGCGTGCTGGCTTTTCGGAACCTATTGCACGTTCAATTATTTCAGACAAAGAATGTTATCCTGATTGGGTTGAATGGCGTATCCCAACAATAAATGATATTCAAAAATATTTAGATGAAGAGGATGAGTAATGGCTGACAATCGTGGTGGTTATCAACAACCAACTAATCCTGCACCAGTATCTGGACCAGGTTCGTTGTCGCAACGTACCGATGGCGGTGCTACTGAAGGTATGACACAACCAGTTCAAGAATATACTGGTCTTCCTTATGGCGAAAACAAATCTATTAATGATTCACAAGGTGCATCATCAATGGCAGGTGACCCTTTTAAGTCACCACTATTAGATTTAATGGCTCCAACACAACGACCAGATGAACCTATTACTGCTGGTATTAGCGGTGGTCCTGGCGGTGGAACTGAACTTATGCGTGGTATGCCAAATACTGTGCCAAATGTTATGGACACACTTAAAACAATTATGCAGTTTGATACATCTGGAGATGCTGAATTATTATTTAGAACGTTAACCGATAATGGCTATGGTTCTTAATGGAGCGTCTAAATCCCGTTGTCGCTGAAGTATCACCAAACATTTATGCCGCTGCTAAACAGGCTAAACTAAAGGCTGCTGAACGCCTACAACTTGAACAATTAAGTTTTGCTTTAAAGGAGCACCGTAAACTTTCAAAGTTAAATGTTGATACTGCTAAAAATGAATTTCGTGCTCTTGGAAAAGATCAGCAGGAAAGCCTTAGAACTTTATTTAAAGATTCTTTATATGCTCAAGAAGACCCAAGCCTTATGGACTATGCAACTGGTGCGGTTAAAAGTGTTGTTAAAGGTTTTGCAAGTCCTTTAGTTTCGCTTTACAACGCTGCTGGTAAGTATGGTCGTGCAATTAATACTCCATACTTAGTAGCACAGCAAGTAAAGACTGGACAGGGAAGCGTTCTTAATAAGAAAGTTTGGGACCGCGCTTGGAGTGGTAAAGAACTTTATAACCCTGATGCGCTAAAGCAAGCAGAAAGTACATTTGGTGTAACTGACGTGCTTGTAGCACGTGGTTTACTTTCAGGCAAGAAGCCTGGTGAGATTGTTGAGTTATACGGCAAAGTAGATAGCGCAATTCTTGCGTCACTAACTAAAGCCTACAATGATGAAGCAGCATTTAAACAAGTTCTTGATGCTACAAAGTACGCACAGTTCTCACCTGGTCGTGATATTGCACGCATGTTAGATGACAGACCACTTTCTAATGGTGGTCTTTATGGTGACTACGTTAGCAGCAAGACTAAAAATATTTCTGGTGCTATTGACTTTACATATCAAATCGTTGTAGACCCAATGACTTGGATAACTGGTGGTACTACTAAAGCCGCTACTGTTGGTGAGCGTTTAGCAAACCACATAACAGATGCTGCTAAGCAAGGTGAGTTTAGACTTGGCGTAGAAGAAGTATTTGCTAAACCAGAAGTTGCTACGTTATGGAATAACCAACTTGGTCCAGCAGTACGTAAGTTTGCTGAAGCAAAAACTACTGGTGAAAAAACTGTTGCTTATCGTGAATTAATTGCTGATAACCCAGGCTATCGCAATCGTGAAGCAGTTGAGAAGTTTGCTAAAAACGGTTTGTTTGATGCACCTACTGCTCAAAAGTATTTTGAGAATATAGAAAATGTTCAACTGCTTCTTAATGGTCGTGTAGATGGTGTTAGTTACTATCGTAACGGTGTTGCTGTTGCTAGAAAATACCGTAGTATGGCTGATGGTTTTACTTCTTACCTTGATAGTGTGTTTAATCCTACAACTGCTAAAAATCTTGGTCCGTTAAAATCAACAGGTAGAAGTGTAGAAGAGTTAGACGCTAAAGGCGAAGATATTTATACTGCTCTTTCAACAGCAGGTGATGCTCTTGATAATATGGCTAACCCAATTATATCAAAAGTGTTACTAGATGCACAAGCAGAAATTAAAGGTTTAAAGAAACTAGGACTATTTGCTTCACGCAGTCCTATTGGTCTAGAAGTACGACTTGGACCAGATGCAGTTATGACTGCAGAAAACTTTACTACTAAAGCACGCGTAATTCTTCCACGCGATCTTGCTGAGTTTATGACAACTAAGTTTATTAATTCTACAGAAGATGAACAAGTAGTCATCATGCGTAACCTTGATGCTGCAATTATGTTTAAGTCTGGTCTTAATGGCGAGCCTGAAGGCAGAATGCTAATGGAAAAAATCCTTAGCGAAAAGTATGGCGGTCAAGCAGGACAGGGTGTATTGCGTAACATTAACATTAATGCTGATGCATTAGCCGCAGCACCATTGCATAGCGTACGACAAGAAAATGGAGTAACGCTTGCTCAAAGTTTAAATACTGTACAGCCATATCAAGAAGCAAAGGCTATTGGTTCATTGCCATATGCTGAGATTGCTTCTATGGCTAATAGTATTAAATCAAAAAAGAATATCTTTTATGCTATTGGTGGCTCTATTGGTGGTGAAACAGCACGCAAGGTAACAGATGTGTGGTCAGTTCTTACCCTGTTTCCACGTTTAGGTATGCGTTCTGCTATTGACGAAGGTCTAATGTACGCACTTACCGCACCTGGCAAGGATTTATTTCACTTTGCATTCCGTCTTGGTGCCAGAATGGGTAAAGTAACTACTGCTTTCACTGGTTCTGCTGCAGCAGTTGGTCCCGTTTCATCTGGTTTAAAGAAAATCTTTGGTAAAGCACCACAAGATGCTATTGATAAAGTAAAACGTGCTGAATTATTAAAAGAATTTGCTGATAGCAAAGGCGTTTCTATGGCAGAACTGACAAGTCTGCAAAAAAGAGAAGCCATTGGTGATGAAGCCATGAAGATTTTTGGCGGAAACATTAATCCTGAGGCTGAACGATTCTTAGTTGAGGCATTAATACATCAACCAGAAATGCTTAACTCAACCGCTAACTCACTTGTAGCACAGGCTGGTTTATCTGCACGATTTACGCAAGATAACATGGCTTCTTATGTAGATTTTAGTTCATTAACTAAACACCTTAATGATTTAGAACTTAAGCGTGGCTCTAAGACACGTTCTATATCAACACGTGACTTAGAATTAAAAGATAAGAGTTGGTTAACTGCAGCACACCACGAAAACTGGTATCTTACATTTGTTCCTAACTTTAAAAAACTGCCTGGCGGTAAAGTTTTAGACCCAGGTGCTGTGTTCTTTCAGAACAATGGATTAAAAGTTGGGATTAATCCTGTTACAGGTAAATCTAACTTTGAAAGTGCGATGGATGATCTATCCCGTGCTGCTGGTTTAACCTATGATGACACACTTAAGTTGTGGAAAGTAGAAGATCAACTTGCTGTTAATGCTGTTAAGGGTATGTCTTCCCGCACTGCTGATTTAGCACAGCAAGGTATTGATGATGTAGGCATTGTACGTGATTCAGTATTCCGCATGCTTGCGGATATGCAAATTGTATTCCATGGTAGCGCAGATGGCTATAATCAAAAGTTAATGGATGCTGTTCGTCTTGAGTTTACCCGATACAGTGACCTTGAAAAGGGCTTTGGTGTTGATGATGCTGGTAAAGTATTACCTGCACGTGCTGTTAACCGCAAATGGGCTACAGCAGTAGAGAGCATTCCTTACGAACGCTTCCGTGAACTAACAGATGGCTTTCAGCCACGTGGTGAAATTAATACAAATATTGATTTCCCTACCTTTGTTGACCCAGAGGGTGCATTTCGTAAATTAGGTAACAAACTAATGGAAGGCATGGACCGACAGGTTAACGGTTTGTTCCGTCAACCAGCAGTTATGGTTACATACTTTAAGTTACGTGAATCTTATGTTGGTCTTGAAAAAACTTTTGCTAATGGTTTATATAGCGCACAAATTGCAGCCGAACCAGCACGTTATGCTTCTAAGTCAAGCAAAGAATATCTACGTAAGCAGGTAGATGCTATATCCGCAAAGAGATATACAGAAATAGCATCACGTGATGCAGCAGATAGAGTGCTTATGTTTGCTGATAACCCTAACATTCGCAGTAATGCGGCATTTAGCCTACGTACCGTAGGTCGTTATTATCGAGCAACTGAAGATTTCCAACGCCGTATCTTCCGTCTAGTCAAACTAACACCACGTGTTATTTATCGTTTACGTTTAGTACATCAAGGGCTTGATGCCCGTGGTGAAGTACATATTGACGATCAGGGTGACCCGTATGTAGTAATGCCTATGGATAAGATTATCTTTAAGGCTACCGATACTACAATGCGTGTGCTTACTGGTGATACTGGGTATTCCCAACCAGCATTTAATGACTTTACATTAAAGTTAAAGATGGTTAACCCGTCATTCCAACAGGATTCTGGTATGCCTACGCTTGCTGGTCCCGTTGCGGGGCTAAGTGTTATTGGTATTAAAAGCCTATTAGGTTATACAAATAATCCTTTTGCCAAGCAGGTAGGTGAACGCCTAGATACTATTGCCCTTGGCAATATTGGTGACAATATAGATATTGTTAGAGCAGTAATCCCAGCATCTTTACAGAAGTTGTGGGCAACGCTACCTGTTAATGAGAAGTCACGTCAGGAAGTAACTGCTGCACAACAAGCCATGTCTTACATGGCAGCAAATGGATACTTTCTAGATGTTAATGCTACTGAATTTGAAAAGGCTGCATACTTAAAGAACTTAAGAATTAGCGCACATAACATTGTTGCCTTGCGTTCTTTCTTAGGTCTTATTATGCCAGTTGCACCTACTATGCAAGAAAGCCTAGACATTCCAGACTACTTAAAGAATGTTGGCATTACTGGTCTACGACCAGAGTTTTTTGAAATTCTTAATAAGATTACTGAAAAGAATCAAGGTGATATTACAGACCCATATGAGTTAGCAATGGCTACATTCATTGGAAAGAACCCAGGTAAACTTGTTTATACTGTATCTCGCACAGATAAACAAACTAAGGTTCTAGTAAAAAATACAGAAAAACTAAAAGACTGGGCTATTGCTAATAGCAGTTTAATTAAGACTTATGGTGAAGCAGCCTTTGTTTTTGCTCCACGTGTAGGTGACTTTACTTCTGATTCATATACTTGGATTCAAGCAGCAGGTCTTGTTGAAAACAAAGACCTTGAAAACTATTATCGAGATATTCTTGTAGCACAAGACAAGCAGTCTTACTATGACATTGGTGATTCAGAAAAAGAAATCCTTGCCAATACAGTAGACCCTAATGCTAGAGCACGTATTATTGCTCAGTCTACTGCTGCTCGCAATAGCCTTAAGTCATCTAACCCACTGTTAAACAGTGCGCTCATAGGCGAAGGTAACACCATTGGTGATGAGCAAAACTTGATGTCAAAGGTTAAGCAGATTATTGCTAATCCTAAGACAGATATTAACTCAGCAACCCGTGCTCGCATGAGCCTAGCCATTCAAATGGTTGAAGGCTTTGTTGCCTTTACTAAAGACCCACGCCTTGCAGGTGGCGGTTCTGAGGCAAAGAGAGCACGCCGTGATCAAATTGATGCTGACTTAAAAGAATTAATGGTAGGCGATCTAGCAGTAACTGAAGCATACCGTGCAATCTTTAAGAACATTCTATTTACACTATCCCGCGATACATATGTAACATTTAATAGGAGGTCATAATGGCAGATACAACTGCAAGTGATGCAGACTTTCTAGGTAAAGATGCTAAGTATAGAATTGTTAGCGCATATGGTCGCAAGTATGTAGCAGATGCTACTGGCGAAGTATATGTATTTGTTACTGGTAGCGGTAAAAATGTTAAGTATAGAATCTATAATGCTTTAGCAGATGCGCGTCAAGCGTTTATTAGTGAGTACAAAGCAAAGTATGGTGGCATTGAAGCCCTAAAGAAAGCCTTGCTTAAGTCTAACTTCATTACTCAAGAAGACTATAATAACAATGATTATGTTGCTGGTTTAGATAATGCTATTAGTGTTCAAGGTATTCAAAACGTACAGAATTATGCGTTCAATAATAAGAAAGACTTTGTTCCTTTCAATACGTTTCTTGCTGGTTACAATGCTGGTGGTAGCACTGCTGATAAGTCTAAGGCTGGTACTGAAAAAGATACTACTACAGTACTGTCAACCAAGGCTGAAACAGATGTAGAGATTGATGAGTACCTTAAAGAAATAATTGGTCGTGGTGCAACCGATCAAGAGAAGCAAGCCTTTTACGATAAGATCAATAAACAAGAAACCACTTCTAAGCAAAAGGTAACTACGGTTACTGATGCAACAGGTAAGATTGTTGATCAGGTTGTAGTTGGTGGCAGACTAGGCGATGCTGAGCGTCTGCTCACAGCAGCAGATATTGTTAAGCCGCTTATTGGTGCTGCGAATATTGATCAACTGCTTGCTACAGGTAGCAAGGCTGCTCAGAATATTAACGATCTGCAAGTATATGCAGCAGCAATGGGATTACCTAAGAGCAGCGGTTACTACTTAACCGCAGCACAGAACATGCTTACTCCAGATGGTCTGGCTGCTGAAAAAGAAAAGATTAAACAACAAGCAGCACTATTGTTTAAGCCGTTGACTAGCCACATCCAAGCAGGTGGAACAGTTAAAGATGTTATTGATACTTATGCTGAATACAAGAGCAGGATTCTCGAACTGCCACAGTTAAATATTAAAGACCCATCAGAAGATGCAGATATCTTTGAGGCTATTAGTGGTCCAAGTCTTATGAGCCTTGGTGATTTCCAAAAGAAAATGTATCAAGACCCACGTTACGGCAAGACTAAAGCAGCACATGAAACTGCTGCTAACTATGCAAGCACCGTCCTCAAAGCGTTTGGATTAATGACCTGATGGCAAGAGATCAAGAAACAACTGCCAAGTTTGCAGTTCAAGAAGCGCAAGTTAAATACGACAGGGCTGCCGCTGCAGCCGCTGGCAATCGTGGTAATAGCCCAGATGCTAAGCGCGATCAAGCCGCTGCTATACAAGCAAAAGCAGAACTAGATGCAGCAATTGCTGCTGCAAATAAAGTAGTTGCTGATAAAGCAGCCGCAGACGATGCTGCTAAAAAAGCAAGAATTGATTCTGACGCTGCTGTTATTGCTGCTAGAAAATTACAAGCAGAAGCAGAAGCCGAAGTTGCAGCAACTCAGAAATCAAAAGCAGAAGCAGAAGCAAGTCTTGCTGCAACAAAAGCAGCAAATGCTGCTGCTGGATTTACACCTAGTACTACGCAAGATAACTTTGCTGCATCAGTTGCTGAAGCAGCAGGTATGGACTCTTCGTCCTATGCAATAGATGCTGACGGTGATCGCACAGATATTACTAATGTTGAATTTGCTAGTCTAACACCTGAAGAAAGAGCCGCTATTAGTGGCATTGGTGAACAAGGTACAAACGTAGCAAGTAATCTTGCAGTAGAGCCAGAAGGCAAGTATACATTTGACCCTAAGACTGGCATTCTTTTGCTTGATGGGCAACCTTATACTGGTTCTTATAATGGTTTTAATTATGAAGGTGGCAATAAAAAAGATGCCACAACTAAACAGATAGTTGACCTTAACCCTGATGATAACCCATTAGAGTTAACTGGCGTAAGTGATGCAGAACTAGCACGCATGGATGCGTTCGAGCAACTAAAAGGTTTGTTTGAATCATACAACTTAGGTTCACTTTCTGAAAAAATTACAGAATACATGAGGGCTGGCAAGGGTCCAAACGAAACTGTACTGCTTCTTAAAAAATCAGATGAATACAATATACGTTTTCAAGGCAACACTTTACGTTTAGCAGCAGGACTTAATGTTATGTCTGAAGCAGACTATCTTGAACTAGAAGATTCATACGCAAATACTTTGCGTGCATATGGTTTGGGTAGCATGCTTAGTACAGATCGTACAAAAAATGAAGCAATGTTTGCTAAGTATATGGGTAATGATCTTGCTGGACCAGAATTTAAAAGCCGCATTGAACTAGCAACTGAACGTGTTCTAAATGCAGACCCAATGACTAAAGGATTATTTAAACAATTCTATCCTAATCTTACAGATTCAGATTTGGTTTCATACTTCTTAGCACCTAAAGACACTCTTGATAGATTGAAAGAGAAAGTTACTTCTGCTGAAATTGGCACTGCTGCTCTTGCTCAGGGTCTTGAAACAAATATCACATCAGCAATTGATCTTGCTAAGTTTGGCATTGACAAGGCTGCTGCAGTTAAAGGTTACTCTGAGATTAAAGAAGTTCTACCTACCACACAAAAACTCGGCAACATTTATGATGAGGCTGGTATTAAATATGATCAAGCAAGTGGTGAAGCAGAGTTCTTAAAGCAGAATGAAGATGCAAGATTAAAGCGTAAGCGTTTAGAATCTTTAGAACGTGGTTCGTTTAGTGCCTCTGCAGGTAATGCTCAAGGTGCTTATAAGAGCAATACAACAGGACAGATATAAATAGAATCCTATGTGACCTACCAGCCCACATAGCGTAGAAGACTGGCAGTGAGATCCAGACCAATTCCCCGATTGGAACCTGAGGCTTGCGATTCAAACGAATAGAAGGGTGGGTTGCTATGAGCAACAACTACTGGGATGAAGACGAAGACGACCTAGATACCGAAAGCGAAGTGCAGATGGACGGAAGTGACTTACTTAAAAAGTTACGTAAAGCCAAGCGCAACGATGAAAAGCGTATTAAGGAACTCACTGAGCAACTTGAGGGACTATCCAAGTCGCAGCGTGAGCGTACAGTCAAAGAGGTCCTAGAAAAAAAGGGTGTCAATCCAAAGGCACAACGTTTAATCTTAAAAGACTTGGAAGAAATTACCGAAGAGTCAGTTAATAACTGGCTTGAAGATAATGGCGACTTGTTCGGATTAACGCAACCTGAGGCAAATCAAGAGAAAGAACTAAACCGAGCAGCCTTACGGCAGCAGGACATGGTTACTCAACTTGGTATGACCCCTGACCGAGCAGAAGACATGTCAATGAAAATTGCTAATGCGGACTCCGCAGAAGAAATTCTTAACATGATCTACGGCTCACAACAATAATAAATACATAGTAATTTCACAACTCACCTTGGAGGTGAAACATGGCTAATGCATACACAGGTACAGGCTCCAGCACTCTTGGAGGTACTTCAGGTGGTGCAGGTCTAGTTCAGCAAGCGTATGATCGTTTGCTGGAGTTTGCTCTTCGTTCAGAACCGCTAATCCGTTCAGTCGCAGATAAGACACCTGCCCGTCAATCAATCCCAGGTTCAACCGTAGTTCTACAGAAGTACGTTGACTTGGCTCAAAACACTACACCATTATCAGAGGCAGTTGACCCAGATGCTGTAGCACTATCAACACCAACAAACATTTCTATTACTCTTAACGAGTACGGAAACTCTGTATTGGTAACACGCGCACTGGAACTATTCAGCCTTGCTGATGTAGACCCAGCAATCGCAAACATTATTGCGTTCAACCTAGCAGATTCTATTGACACCGTAGCAATGGAAACATTGCGCGGCGGAACCAATAAGATTTTTGGTGGTTCAGCAACATCAACAGGAACAGTTGCTGCAGCATCAACAATTGATTCAGCAGACATCCGTAAGGCTGTTGCTAAGTTGCGTTCCAATAAGGCTATTGGACGTAAGGGTTCACTCTACTGGGCTGGTATTCACCCAGAAGTATCACACGACCTACGTGCCGAGTCCTCTTCAGGACAGGGCTGGTTGCTACCTAACCAATATGGTTCTTCACAAGACCGTATCTGGGCAGGAGAAATCGGTAACTACGAAGGCGCATACTATGTTGAATCAGCACGTATGTACAACGCTAAGACTGGTGCAGATCAGACAGCACTAGCAACTGCACCAGCAGTAAGCGGTGTTTCAGGTGCGTTTACTATCGTTGTAGCAAATGGTGCTTTCGGCGGTCGCGCTGAAGTTGGAGATAAAATCTCTGGTACTAACGTTGGTTCATCTGCAAAGATCACAGCAATTTCTGTTGGCGCAACAAACACTACACTTACAGTAGATGTTGCTAACTCAGGAACTGTCGGAACTAACACTCTTACAGTAACACCAGTAACACGTGTTTACAACACAATTATCTGTGGTGCACAGGCAATGGCACAAGCCGTTGCTGAAGAGCCACACACAGTTATCGGACCAGTAGTTGACAAGTTGATGCGTCACCGCCCAATGGGTTGGTACGGCGTACTTGGCTTCGCTCGCTACCGTGAAGAAGCATTGTATCGAATCGAAACTGGTTCATCAATCGCTGCTCTTTAGTAGTAATGAGGGGCAGGGCGAAAGCCCTGTCCCTCTCTAAAGATAGGACAAAATGAGTACATATATTTTTGAACCGCCAACAGTTAGAGAAGGTCCAGCGGGTGGACACCGCTTATTTCAGTTTTATAAATTAGATCGTGGCATCAGTATTATTAAAGATGCTGGCACATACAGACAAGTTCGCTACTTAACAGATGAAGACTTAAGAAATAATCAAGAAGTTTATCTGGGTGGCAACAAACATATAGTTGATGAAACTACTAAGGCAGCATTAATTGCTGGTGGCGTAGGTGTAACGGAAGCAAACTTTACAGCAAACTAGGGACAAAATGAACTGTAGTCATATTAGTAAAGTACTTGACTGGGGATTTGATGAGAACCATGACTTCATTGCGAAGACATGGGGATGTGTTTTATGTGACGCAGTATCAGATGTACCGTTTAAAGATGAAGATGATATTGCAATTGATCACACTATGTGTGACGAAGATTGCTTTGGATGTAAGGCAAAAGGATTACAACTCAACACAGGAGATGCTAACGGCAGAGCAGTAATGCCTAAGCGCAAATGGGAAGGTGAGTTGACAAGATATAAAGAAGCACGTAGGCAAGGTATTCAACCATCAGGAACAACAATGGAAAAAATACTTGCTGCTGAGAAAGCATCAGAGAATTTGGGTCGGGCATACAATGCTGAGAAAGATCCAAATGCAAAAAGCATAGATAAGAAAACCGCCAACGTAATCAACGAAGTAAAGAAAGCAGGGTTGTAATGCCTAAGGTAGGAAAAATGACATTCCCATACACAGCAGCAGGTAAGAAGGCAGCAAAGAAGGCAGCCTACAAGACTGGTGAAAAGATGGAATCCAAGTCTGAGAAGATGATGGAAATGAAAAAGGGTATGAAGAAGAAGGCTGCAGTTAAGAAGATGGGCAAGAAGTAGTAGCATGATAAAGAAAAAAGGACCCAACGTAGTAATGCCTGATGGCTCACGCGTTGGCTTAAAAGACATTGGGAAAGTTAAACCAACTCCTAAGCCTAAACCAAAGCCTACTATATTAAAAGAAACTCCTGCTCAATACGATGCTCGTTTACGTGCAGCATTAGAAGCAGCAAAGAAAGCGGCAGCAAAGAAAAAGGTTAAATAATAAATGAGCGACCCAAGACTAAAGCGAGCAGGAGTGTCAGGCTTTAACAAGCCTAAGCGCACACCTAACCATCCGAAGAAATCACACGTAGTTGTGGCTAAAGAGGGTACTCAGGTTAAGACTATTCGCTTTGGTCAACAGGGTGTTGTTGGTGACAGAAAGCCAACAGCACGTCAAGCATCATTTAAAGCACGTCATGCAAAGAACATTTCAAAAGGCAAGATGAGTGCCGCATATTGGGCAGATAAGGTTAAGTGGTAATGACTACATTATTAGACATGATTGATGAAGTGTCAATGAACCTTTCAGGTTACACACTTCAGCAAGACCGTGCTACTCACATTAGAGCAGACGTTCCAGCAACCGCTTCAACTATTGCCGCACCTATTAACTTATCGCTTGCATCTACTGACAGCGTAGGCAAGGGTATTATTGAAATTAATGAAGAACTACTTTGGGTAGATAACTATGACCGAGTTGGTAACACTGCAACTATCGCTCCTTATGGTCGCGGTTATCTAGGTACTACTATTGCTGCACATACAGCAGGTACTAAAGTTACTATTGCTCCTACCTTTCCACGCTTTGTAATTAAGCGTGCTATTAATGACACTATTAGTGCCATTGGTTCATCTATCTTTGCAGCCAATAAAACTACAATTACATCTAACATTGCTACAACAGCCTTTAGATTACCTGCTACTGGTGATAGTCTAAACATTCGTTCTATTCTTGCCGTTGCTTATGAATCAATAGGTCCAAGTAAAGAATGGATACCTGTTCGTAATTACCGCTTTGATGGTAATGCCAACTCAGGTGCATTTAGCAGCGAGCAAACTATATCTATCTACGACATGATTACTTCAGGTAGAACTATTCAAGTTGTCTACTCTACTGACCCAGTTCCTTTTGGCAGCACTGCTGCATCTAACACTCAAGTGTTTACAACACAGACTGGTCTACCAGAGTCTTGCAAAGACTTAGTTGTTCTTGGCGCAACCTATCGTTTGTTATCTAATCTTGACCCAGCACGTGCATCAATGGTTAGCCCACAAGCAGATGAAGTTGATTCCAAGCGTCCGTATGGTTCATCTCAATCAATTACTAAGCAAATTTATTCTTTGTTTAATCAACGATTAAATGAAGAAATTAAAAACCAGCAAGACAAATATCCTATCCGCGTCCACTACTCCCTTTGATAGGCAGATAAATGACAATTAGAAAATACTCATCCCGTTCCCAGCAAACTACATTAACCAGCAGCATTACTGCTACTGCTACAACTATGACTGTAAATAGCGCATCGAACTTGATGGCTACAATATCACCAACAGGTGGTGAAACTTATACCGTTGTCATTGACCCAGATACAGCCGTTGAAGAAATTGTAGATGTAACTGGAGTATCTGGTTCTGTCTTAACAATTGAAAGAGGCGTTGACAATGCTGGTAGTGGTTCAATCCACTCTGCTGGTGCAATTGTTCGACACATGGTTATTGGTCGTGACTTAAACGAAGCCAATGCACATGCTGAGGGAACTCTTGCAGGACACGCAGCAACAACATCTGCTCAACTTCGTGGAGTTATATCTGATGAAACAGGTACTGGTTCTTTAGTATTTGGAACTAGCCCAACATTATCTAGCCCAACCATTACTGGCACTGGTGCTATCGCAGGAACTTTTACGGGCAACCTGACAGGTAACGTAACTGGCTCATCTGGTTCTACAACAGGTAATGCTGCTACTGCTACCGCTTTAGCAACTGCTCGTACATTCCAATTAACTGGAGATGTAGAAGCAAGTGGAGTTACTTTTGATGGTACAGGTAACGTAAGCCTTACTACAGTTATTGGCACTGGCGCTATTGTAAACGCAGATATTAACGCATCAGCAGCAATTGATAAAACAAAGATTTCAGGTACTGCTATTACCGCTGGTGACACTGGCACTGTAACTAGCACAATGATTGCTAACGATACAATTGTTAACGCAGATATTAATACTTCTGCTCAGATTGCTTATAGCAAGATTAACGCAACTAACAGTATCGTAGATGCTGATGTAAATGCTTCTGCTGCTATTGCTTGGACAAAGATTGCTCCATCTGCGACAGTATCTACTACTGAACTTGGATACTTAGATGGTGTTACTTCTGCTATCCAGACTCAGTTAGACGCTAAGTTGGCTACTGCTACAGCAGCAAGTACATATGCTCCGCTGGCAAGCCCAGCGTTAACTGGTGTGCCTACTGCTCCAACTGCTACTGCTGGTACCAACACTACTCAGGTAGCAACCACAGCATATGTAGGTACAGCAATTTCTAACCTAGTCGCTGGTGCTCCTAGCACTCTTGATACTCTTGATGAGATTGCCGCTGCTATTGCTGACACAGGAAACTTCTCTGACACTGTAGTACTCAAGTCTGGTAGCACAATGTCAGGCGCACTTGCTATGGGAACCAATAAGATTACTGGTCTTGGTGACCCAACTAATGCTCAAGATGCTGCTACTAAATACTATATTGACAACACAGTTCTTGCTCCTTCTAACTTAACTGGTCCAATTACTTCAGTAGGAGCAGCAACTTCGATTGCTTCTCAAACTGGTACTGGTACTAAGTTCGTAATGGATAACACTCCAACACTTATAACTCCTGTGCTAGGTGTAGCAACTGCTACCAGCATTAACGGAACTACTATTCCATCATCTAAGACTTTGGTTGCTACAGACTCAACTCAGTATGTAGTGCCAAGCCAGACTGGTAACTCAGGTAAGTTCTTAACAACAAATGGAACTGTTTCCTCTTGGGGAGCAGTAGACGCACTACCATCACAGACTGGTAATGCAGGAAAGTATCTAACCACAAACGGCACAGCAGCAACTTGGTCAACAATTGTAACCGACCCTACACCTTCAATCTTCATGTTAATGGGAGCATAATCAAATGGCAAAAAAAGTACTTGGTCAATCTAATCCGTCTGCTACTACAGCCACTACGCTGTACACAGTTCCTTCTGCGAAGGAAGCGGTAATCTCTTCTATCTCTATTGCTAACCTAGCATCGTCATCTGCTACTTACCGCATCGCGGTACGCCCAGCAGGTGCAACTCTGGCTAACCAACACTACCTAGCCTATGATGTAACTGTCGGCGCAGCCGATACCACAATCATCACAGTAGGTATCACACTTGCTACTACAGATGTTGTCACTATCTACGCCTCAACAGCCAACCTTGCCTTCTCTGCATTTGGAGATGAGGCTTCCGTCTAATGTCAATTACTAGTGCAAAGTCTGGCGCAACTGGCATCAGCCTTGCGCTAGAGAATAACTTTATGGAGCCTATCGCTAGCACCCTTGTTGGTGCTGGCGGGGTTTCCACTATTGCGTTTACGGATATACCGCAAACATATAAGCACTTACAACTTAGAATATTTGCTCAGTCAAATAGAGCAACCTTTTGTAGAGATTCTATTGAGATTCGTTGTAACAATGATTATGCTACTAATTACTCTTCTCACGTTATATACGGAGATGGTGGTTCAGCCGCTGCTAGTGGTAGTGCAAATGATAATGGTAATTACATAGGAGTCATTGGAACAAATGTAGAAAATACTGGCAAACAGTTTGGTGTTGTTTTAGTAGATATTTTAGATTATACAAATATTAACAAACATAAAACACTTCGTTTGCTTAGTGGAGAAGATATGAATGGAACTGGTGCTAGTGGCATTGGTGGTATTCTTCAATTTGGCAGTGGTATGTGGATGAATACAAATCCTATTACATCTATTCAGTTTGAACCTGGCGTTGGAACTTTGTTTACTCAATATACACGCATCTCATTATACGGAATCAAGGGGTAACTATGGCTGCAAAGACAGGCACATACACTTTGATTAACAGTAACACTTTAAGTTCTACTGCTACATCTATAACATTTAGTTCTATACCTGCAACCTACACTGACTTAGTATTAGTAACTAGCGTTCTTTCAAATGCTGCTAATGGTGAAGGTTTAGAGGTTCAGTTTAATTCTGACACAGCAACTAATTACTCTAAAACTTATTTGTACGGCGATGGGGCTTCTGTTGTATCTGGAAGAACTTCTGGTTCTACTTCTATAGCAATTGGAAATATTCCTACACAAAATAGTGATTACGCAACAACAATTGCTCACATAAATGATTATGCTAATACTACTACCTACAAATCAACTTTATCTAAAAGTGGTTCTGCTGCTACTGGTAACTTATCAATTATGTATGTAGGTCTTTGGCGCAGCACTACTGCCATCAATGCAATTAAAGTGTTTCATAAAAGTGGTGGCAGTATGAGCGTGGGCTGCACATTCAAACTTTACGGGATTGAGGCGGCAAAGTAATGGCGCTACAATTATTTGAGATTGCTGATACAACTGTAAGTTCACCAGTTTCAGTTGTCACATTTCTTTCAATACCTCAAGGGTACACTGATTTAATTCTATATGCTTCACCGCGTGGAACTGTAGCCGAAGATGGTTTTTCTGTCAGAATAAATAACGACTCTGCAACTAACTATAGTTTTAGACAATTTAATGGTAATGGTTCTGCAGTTGCATCAACTGCGGGCACAACTCAAAACGCAATAGCAGGTGGTAGACAACCAGAAAGTGGTTACACCGCTAATGCTTTTGGTAGTAATCAATTTTATTTTTCTGATTACACAAGTAATAAATTTAAATCTGTTTTGGTTGAGGCAGTTAGTGAAAACAATGCAACAACAGTAAGAACGCAATTAACAGCAGGACTTTATCCAGTGACAACTGCAATCAGTAGGTTAGATGTATTTCCTGGTTCAGGTTTATTTGCCACCAACTCAACCTTTACACTTTACGGAGTCCTATAATGGCTATTAGAAGTCTTAAGACAGGTTCCTTTAGTAGAAGCACACAGGTTGGCAATCAGGTAATTATGCCTGGCTCGTATGAGTCTATTGCTACCGTGACTCCTTACACAACAACTTCAACTGTAGTGTTTAGTTCTATACCTAGCACCTATCAGCATTTACAAATTAGATTTTTTACTCGAACCTCCAGAGCAAATCAAGAAGATAATATTCAACTTAGATTTAATTCTGACAGTGCTGGCAACTATGCAGCACATGTTTTGTATGGTGACGGCGCAACCGCTGGTTCATTTTCAGATGGCTCATCTATTACATTTAACACTCGTTCAGTAGTTGCAGCAGCATCATCTACATCTGGAGTTTTTGGTGTTGGAGTAATTGATATTCTTGATTATGCTAACACTTCTAAATATAAAACTGTTCGTTCGCTTAATGGTTACGACAGCAATGGAACAGGACAAGTTCGTCTTAGTTCAGGTTTATGGATGAGTACCACAGCAATTAATAGCATCACTATTGTTCCAGCAAATGGTCCTAATTTTGTTGCTAACAGTCACTGGGCTTTATATGGAATTAAGGGGTAATTATGGCAGCAGGTATGACTTACACACCATTGGCTACAACCAAATTAACTAGTAGTTCTGATACAGTAACATTTTCTAGTATTCCCAGTGGTTATACCGATTTAGTATTAGTATCACAAGCAAAAGGTACTGGTTCTAGTCCTATATATTTACGAATTAACTCAGATACTGGAACAAACTATAGTGATACGGAAGTATTTGGTTACTTAGGAGCAGCATACTCTACAAGAAGTACAGGAAATTCGTATCTTTTTTTAAATGTAACTGGAAGTTCTTTAAATGGAACTTGGGGTAGTGGAATAACTAATTTTAATAATTATTCTAATACTACTACTTACAAAACAATGCTTACTCGTTTTAATTCTGCAGCAGAAGCAACAGCCTTAGTTGGTTTATGGCGCAATACTGCTGCTATTAATTCACTAACATTATACACAACATCTAGTACTTTTTTAGATGGTTCCACATTCACACTCTACGGAATATTGGCGGCTTAAATGGCATATACATATAGCAAATTAGCCTCGTATACTGTTGGTTCTGGAGGCATTACTGAGATAGTGCTTTCTGCTATTCCTCAAAATTACACAGATTTAAAATTAGAAATTTCAGCCAAATGCGATAGACCAAATGAATATGCAAGTTTAGTTATTTATCCTAATGGTGATGCAACAAACAGCACAACTAGAACACTTCAAGGCAATGGTTCTGCTGCAAATTCACAAACTACCGCAGCAATTGCTATTCTAAACCTTCAAGGAAATGTAGCCACGCAAGCCAATACCTTTGGAAGCGCAACTGTTTATATTCCAAACTATACCTCTAGCAATTACAAGTCTTTTTCTATGGATGGGACTGGCGAAAATAATGCGACTACGGCATACGCAACCTTGAACGCAGGTACATGGTCAAGCACAGCAGCCATTACATCTCTGAATGTTGCCACAGGTAATACAAGTTATCCAATTATGCAGTACAGCACAGTCACTCTCTACGGCATTAAGGCGGAAGTATAATGGGAGCCATCAGTCTTAAGTACAAATCTAAGTCAGGCAACCTGACAGCCCCTGGTGATGTAGACCCTGGCGCAATGATTCCTTTGGCTACTACTACGCTAACCACATCTACAGCCACTGTAACCTTTAGTGCTATCCCGCAAGACTATGAGCATCTACAAATTAGATGGTTTGCTAGAGGTTCTTCATTGGCAGGATTGTATTGGACATTTAACTCTGACACTGGTGCTAACTACGCTCGGCATCGCCTGAGCGCAGATGGTTCTACTGTTGGTGCTGCTGGTTTAACATCTCAAAATCAAATCTATACAGTTGCTTCTTGGGGTATTCCTAATACTGCTTCTATGTTTGCTACTGGAACATACGACATTCTTGATTACAAAGATACAACAAAGTACACAACTATGCGTGGTTTAGCAGGACAAGATTCAAATGGTTCGGGTGGTGTTGAATTAGTATCGGGTTTATGGATGAACACTGCTGCAGTTACGGCAATTTCTATAACCCCTAACACTGGAACATTTCAACAATACACATCTTTTGCCCTATATGGTATCAAGAGAGCAGGTGCATAATGCCATTGCCATCAACCTATATACCTATTGCTACTAACACTCTATCTGCTACCGCAGCATCAGTTACTTTTTCAAATATTCCTAACACTTATACTGATTTAGTTCTAGTAGTTAACGGCTCTGCTAGTGCTAACAATACTGCTTATATGCAGTTCAATGGTGACACAGGAGCCAACTATTCTGCTACTCAAATCTACGGTTCTGGAACAACACCAGGAAGTAATAGGCAAACTTCTTCTACATTTATGTGGCTTGGTGAGTTTTATACTAACAGTACTTTAGTTGTACAGATTCCTAACTATGCAAACACTACTACTTTCAAGAATCAGTTATGTAGAACAAGTACTCCATCTGCTTATTTACACGCAATCATAGGGCTATGGCGTAACACTGCTGCTATCACTAGCATTACTGCAACTATGACTAGCACCACCTACGCAAGCGGAACATCCTTTACTCTATACGGAATCAAGGCGGCATAATGGCAAACTATATTCCTATTACCACTGTAACCGTAGGTTCAGGTGGCGCAACCACTATTGATTTTAATAATATACCTCAAACTTACACTGATTTAATAGTTAATTATTCAACAAGGGCTAATGCAAATACAAATTATTTAACTTTAAAATTTAATGGAAGTTCTTCTGGTTATTCAGATAAAGCAATTTATGGTGATGGTAGCACGGCTGGTGGAACTGGAAATACTGGAGGTGCTTATACTTATGGAATGAATAATAACTCTACTTACACAGCATCATCATTTGCTTCTGGTAGTTTTTATATTTCAAACTATGCCTCTAGTAATTCTAAAGTAGTTTCTAATGACAGCGTTCAAGAAACAAATGCAACGCAGGCGTATGCTTGGCTTCAAGCATCTCTTTGGGCTAATTCAGCACCAATTAATTCAATAACACTTACATCATTAAGTGGTTCTTTTGTACAATACAGCACAGCAACCCTTTACGGCATCCGTAAATACTAACTAAGGAGCAACACAATGACAGATACAAAAATCGTAGTTAACTGCGAAACAGGCGAAACCACTGTGGTAACTCTTACCTCAGAAGAAATTGCACAACGTGAAGCAGATGCAGCAGCCTTTGCTATAGCAGAAGCAGAACGTCTAGCAGTAGAAGAAGCAGCAGCAGCAGCCAAGGCATCAGGTCAGGCTAAGTTAGCAGCACTTGGACTATCTGCTGAAGAAATTGCAGCACTAAGCAAGTAAAGATGTGCAAGCAGTGTGAGAACTGCAGCAAGGAACATCAACATGATGCTCTTGCTGGTGTAGATATTATGGAATCAAACGAGTTTATCTAAGGAGTAACAATGGCAACAAGAGATATAACCGAAGGTAGAGGCTCTTCTACTGCTGGCATTGGTCGCTCTATTGCC